GGAACAGGTGTTGGTGCTGCTGACCCCGCTGGCGGCGGCGGCGGGGCTGGCGCAGTTGGTGTTGCTGGTAATGGCGGCACAAGTAAAGCAGGTGACGGCGGGGCTGGAGTAGCAGTAGCAATTACAGGCGCATCAGTAACCTACGCTGGCGGCGGCGGCGGTGCTAACTATGCAGATGGAACTATTGGAATTGGACAAGCAGGCGGCGGTAACGGTGGCGCTTCATCGGGAAGTCAGCCAGGTGGTAACGCTACTGCTAATACAGGTTCAGGCGGCGGCGGCGGCGGCGGCCCTACTGGTATTGGCGGTAATGGCGCTTCAGGTGTTGTAATTCTTCGTTATCTGACATCAGAAGGCACTATCACTATTGGCGCAGGACTAACTGGATCAACTGCGACCGACGGTTCTCATAAAGTAACTACAATTACTGCCGGTACTGGAAATGTGAGTTGGTCATAATGGCACACTACGCTTTTTTAGATAAAGATAACAAAGTTACCGAAGTTATTGTTGGTATTGACGAAACTGAACTCATAGAAGGTTTAGATCCTGAAACTTGGTATGGCAATTTTAGAAATCAAAAGTGTGTGCGTACTAGTTACAATGGCAATATCCGTTTTAACTACGCTGGCATTGGTTATACTTACGATCCAGATGTAGATGCCTTTATTGCTCCACGCCCTGAATGTGGTCATAAAGAATTATTTCTAAACGATCTTTTTAGGTGGAACTGCCAAGGTTGCGAACTAGAGGCTAAGAGGCTAAGAGATGAAGCCTAAATTATGCAAAGCCGGTCAGCAGTTAAGAGAACAGTTCGATGATGCCTACAGCGATCGTCTGCGTACCTCAGACGGTTGGATCGGTGATAGTCGGCACTCAGCTCGTAAGTCTGACCATAATCCAGATGAGCAGGGCTGGGTTCGTGCCATTGACATTGACCGCGATCTATCAGGAAAACCCAAGCCCGATCTCATGCCCGATGTGGCAGATCAACTTCGTCTCTTGGCAAAGACTGATCGCCGCATCTCATATCTCATCTTTGATGGCAAGATCACCAGCGCTCGAAGTCTCTGGCGTTGGAGAAAATATAAGGGGATTAACCAGCACCGTACTCATCTCCATATATCTTTCACTCGCAAAGGTGATCAGAATAATTCGTTCTTTAATATCCCGCTACTAGGAGGCACAGCATGAACATGAAAAACCCTTACATCCTGACCGCAGGTGCGTTCCTGTCTGCTTGGGCAGCTTCTAACTTTGCAGCAGATTACCGCTCGATCTTATGGGCAGTCCTTGCGGGGGTCTTCGGATATGCGACACCTAAACGATGACAACTCAGGACTACTTAAATCTTTATATTGCCACGCTTGCGATAGTGGGTGGATTAGCAGGCTATGTGATCACACACTTGCTGTCGGAGATTAAACGCCTTAATGGGCGTGTCGATGAGATCTACAACATACTCTTAGAGCGACAATAATCCTATGGCTCGCAAAAAGGCTATCGACCTAGAGGCTTACTCTATGCTCGATCAGTACTGCATCGGGCTTAATGAATACTACAAATCACTTAGACGAGCAGGGTTCTCAACAGAAATGGCTCTTGCTATCTTGCTTGAACCTTTAACTTATCCGGCAACGATCTTGCCTACTCCTAATTGGCTTCCACAACTTCCCGACCGCATCCCCTATGACGATGACGATGACGAGGATTAACAATGAAAAGAACTGTAATCGTTCCAGACTTACAGGTTCCATATCACGATGAAGTTGCTGTCCGCAATGTTGCAAGTTTTATTAAGGCATACCGCCCAGATAGCGTCATTACACTGGGAGATGAAATCGACCTCCCACAGATCAGCCGATGGTCAGACGGCACACCTGGATGGTACGAGCAGACATTAGCTGAGGATCGAGACTCGGCAGTAGAGGTGCTCTGGTCTTTGGTCGAGCATTCCAAAGAAGCGCACATGATCCGTTCTAATCACACAGATCGACTTTACAATGTAATCATGAAAAAGATCCCAGCGTTCTTGGCATTGCCAGAGTTGCGCTTCGAGCGCTTCATGCGTTTAGACGAGTTAGGCATCACCTATCATAAGAAGCCTTATGCCTTCGCTAAAGGCTGGGTAGCAGTTCATGGAGACGAACAGGGCATCAACCCTAATGCGGGTCTCACAGCCCTTGGAGCGGCTCGTAGGCATGGTTTAAGCGTGGTTTGCGGACACACACACAGAGCAGGTTCATCGGCCTTCACAGAGGCTTCAGGAGGCAAAATAGGGCGTATCCTGCGTGGGGTAGAAGGTGGGCATCTTATGGATGTTCGTAAGGCAGGCTATACCAAGGGAACTATGAACTGGCAGCAAGCCTTTATCATCGTTGAGGATAGCCAAGTAACTTTAATCAACCTTGAGAAGGACGGCACATTCGTGGTTGCTGGTCGGCGTTATGGACGATCTAGATAACGACATAAAGCGCACTATTGACGATGCGATGGACGATGGAGAATTGTTACCGTTTCGTTATCTAAATGTGCTAGGCGCTGTCTGCTAGCCATGCAACACTTATGCCAAGAAGGTGCGAAGGGCGCACTAGAAGGGCAGTAAATGAATATCTATGAAATCGGAATACTGATGGTTCTCTGGACTCTCAGCTGCGTGTGGTTCTACACCATGGGCGTTAACACAGGTTACATCGAAGGCCGCAAAGCAGTTCGTAAGTTCTACGAGCAGCGCGATAAGGTGAGAGCATGAATGCGCGTGATTACCTCAACGAAGCCAAAGCAACAATCCAAGATCGAGGTCTCGACTACGGTCATCCGTCAGACAATATGGCGAGAACGGCTGCCCTCTGGAGCAGTTATCTGGAGATGCCAATTACAGATTACCAAGTTGCGACATGCATGGCACTCGTCAAAATAGCCCGAAGCATGGAAAGCGCTAAGGTCGATACTTATGTGGATGCGGTTGCTTATCTAAGCATTGCCGGTCAACTCCATACAGAGGAGAATGAACTTTATGTATAAATTAGAAGATTACGAAACCGTCGCTATGTTGAATAAGTGGTTTGTTGAAAATTATCCTATGGGAAGGACTAACATTGTTATCACCTATCACGATGTCGAAAAAGGCTATATCACATGCAGAGCAGAGGTTTATCGGGATGCTAATGACCCTTACCCTGCGACTTCTAACATCGCTCATGGGGTTAGGGATCAATATATCCAAAATATGCGTAGGTTTTATGCAGAGGATATTGCTTCATCAAGTCTTGGCAGAGCAATCACGCTACTTAAAGGCGGAAATACAGCAACTAGAGATGACATGGAAAAGGTCGGACAAGTAGCTGGTCAACCAACACCTAAGCCTTTTGCAGAGAAGCTAGCGGATAAGATCACAGTCGAAGTTGAAGATGATCCTTGGACAGTCAAAGCAGTAACACCTGCACCGAGCGCGGCTGAGGCTGTAGCCCTAGTCCAGGATGTGTTAGGTGCAGTTAAGATTGAGAAGGAAATACCTCTATGCCGCAACTGCCATGACCATAAGCCGATGAGTTGGAAAACAGGCGTAAGTGCTAAGACTAAGAAGCCTTGGGCTAACTTCAACTGCTACGCATGTAAAGATGTGATCTGGTATGAAATCAAGGCCGATGGGTCTTGGGGCGCTCAAGAGAATAAGTGGTAAGGATATGAGCAGCTTACAATTTATGAACCAAGATGGTGAATGGGAGTCATTCCCTGATGTCGATGTAATTGAACATTACAAAAAGATCCGAGATAGCGTTAAAGCCTCTGGGATTACAACTCGATGCTGCTTATGTAATCGAGAGTTTGATGTGTCAGAGATCGTCATTACAGGCGGATCTCTAGTGGCAGGTTTTACCTGGTCATGTCCAGACTGCCATGCAGTTACATTGGAGACTAGTGTCTCAAAGTAGAAAACATCGCGGCTTTCGCACAGAGCGAGTAGTTGCAGAGTATCTGAGGCAATGGTGGGATGCTGCCTCAGTAGGTCGAGGTTCTGGGCGTGACATACTCAATGTCCCGTTCGACTGCGAGGTTAAGGCGCGCACAGGGCTCGATGTAGTAGGGACACTCCGCCAGATCGAGAGTCGGAC